GAAGCTAGGCACTGGCGGTGGCAACTGCTACCAGCGGATCTACGAGTGGATGGGCGTATGGGATGAGAAGACTATGGCTAAGTATTGTAAGCCAGTTCTGCATCTCATCGAGCCAGACCACGAAGAGCTAAAGGCGATGGGCAAGTGGCCGTTGCCTAGTCCGTTCTTTGCTTACCACGTTTCGTCCAGCGGTCCGACCCGCACCTATCCGCCAACGATGGGGCAAGAGGCGGTGCTGGCGTTGCTTGAGGCTTACCCAAAACATCACGCTGTGATTATCGGGCTGGACAACTCAAATAACTTTAAGGTGGATCATCCGCGAGTGATTGACTTATTCAACTGTACCAAGGCTGTGCGCTCGCTGTTCCCGATTATTAGCGGGGCTGACTTCGTTGTCGCGCCAGATAGCTCAGTCAACCACATGGCTGCTGGGTTGGATACGCCGTGTGTGTCGCTGTGGGGTTCGTATTCCCCAGAAGACAGAATGACTTATTATAGTAAGAACGTATCGGTATTCAAACCCGATACTTGCCCACACGCGCCTTGCCGTCCTCACGCTGGGTTGCCGCAGGCAAAGTGTAAGGATGCGAGCAATCGCACCCCGAAAACTCAATACTGGTGTAACGCACTGCGGAATATAACAGCGCAGGATATTGTTGAGGCATCCAAAAAGGCAATAGAACTAGAAAGCAAATAACTAACTGGCGTTGTGGTATGCAAGGAGATCTTGCATCGGGCGTTTCCTCAGTGTGTTCGCCTCTTGAATCAGAGCCAGTTTGAATTTTAATATGAGTACAATGTCCCGAATGGTACGCAAGGAGATCTTGCGGCTGGTAATCACGATTACCACTTGAAACAAAGGGGCATAAATTTTAATAAGTAAAAGCAGATACCACTTGCAGTGGTTGAACATCGTGATACAAAACAAATAAGCAGAAAGGTAAATCGTGATATGAATGAAGAAATGTTGACAGCTTTACGCTGTCGTTTGGGCAAACCAGTATTCCTACTTGTTCCGAAGGGAATGAAGGGTCCAGTGCAGGTTGGGTGGCAAAACATTGCATACGAGGAAACTCTCCGCACCGAGTATATTCAGAAGTTGCTGGCATCAAACATAGGCGTGCTGATGGGCAAGGCATCATCCCATCTGTGCAGCATTGATGTGGATAGTGACGCAAGGGCGGAAGAGTTCGAGAGGGCTAATCCAAAGCTGGCCGCAACATTCCAAACCAAGGGAGCTAGGGGCCGCAACTTCTGGGTGCAGGTCAAGGGCGAGTATCCAGACCTATTCAAGATCAAGGCTGGCACTGAGGATTGGGGTGAGTGGAGAAGCAATGGCGGGCAAACAATAGTTTACGGAACGCATCCAAGCGGATGCCAGTACACATATCCAGTAAGAGGAGCAACTCCAGTCGAGATTGAGTTTAGCGAAATCAATTGGCCAGAGGATACCAATAGGCCGTGGAAGGATGATGAGCATAAAAAGAAATGCAAGGAGCTAGAGGAGGCTTGGGGTGCGCCGTTCAAGTACCGAACCAATACGGAAACTGAAGCACAAACATTGGTTGGTATCAATGAGCCGTTCTGGGCTGCGAAGTATCACACCGAAAACAAAATTCTGTGGGAGCCATCCGAGAAGAAGTTTTATATGTACGATCCAGAGACGGGGCTGTGGGGCATTAAGAGCGAGGACACGATCAAGCAGGAGATAAGCTCATCCATACTGGAGGTAGGTAGGGACATTGGCGAGCCGTCAACGCAAGACATGAGGAGCGAGAGGTTGCTCACATCCATTACCCGCCAGTTGCGGGGCATGGTGGAGGTGCAGGATGCGTTCATAAACAAGGGCATTCCAGGTGTGCATTGCGCCAACAGCTATATTACTTTTGATGATGACGGAGAGCTGCGCGAACACGACTTCAGCCCAGACTTCTATTCACGCAATCAATCGCCAATAGAGTACAAGGGCATTGACAAGATTCCTAAACGCTTTCTAACCGATCTGGTTGGTCCGACATTCAGCGATCCAGATGATGCGGTGATGTTTCAGAAGTACGGCGGGATGTGTTTGTTCGGAAGAAACATCATCCAGAGATTCATGGTGATGTATGGGCAGGCTGGTGGAGGCAAGTCAACGCTGGTTAACATTGTTCTAAACATCGTTGGCAAACACAACATGGCCGCGCTCAGAACTGGACATCTCAATAATCAGTTCGAGTTGTATAGGTTTCGAGCCAAGACACTGCTCTCTGGAACAGACGTGCCTGGCAACTTCTTATCCACCCCTGGAGCCAAGGTCATCAAGGGGCTGACTGGAGGAGACACGATGGAGGCGGAGGGTAAGGGACTGAATGATGGCGTGGTGTTGCAAGGCATATTCAATATCCTCATCACGTCCAACGAAAGGCTCAAGGTCGCGCTGGAAGGTGACGTTGAGGCTTGGGGCAGGAGGTTGTTGCTGCTTGAGTTTACCAATCCGCCACCAGCCAAGAAGGTTGATAGGCTTGCGGACAAGCTGGTAGAGGAGGAAGGGTCGGAGATATTGGCTTGGTTCCTATGTGGATTCCGCGAGTTGCTGAAGGACGTAAGGGAGACTGGAGACATTCGCCTAGCCAGCCCGCAAATACAGAAGGTCAACAGCCTGCTTGCGGAGTCGGACAGCGTCACAAACTTCATCAAGGAAAAGGTAACAAAGGCCAAGGGATTTGAGATAACCAATGAGGAGCTTATCACCCTATACGGAGAGTATTGTGCGGAGCGTAGATGGGTTGCAATGGAGCTTGCTAGGCTCCAGAAGGTCATCAATGAGCAGATGTATGCCATACATGGCGCAACCCAGAGTCACTCGGTTGTGGCTCCAAGCGGTAAGAATGCAAGAGGGTTTAAGAATGTGGCAGTTCAAGGGCAATCCAGGGCAAGCCATAGGAGGGATGAGTTTTGAGCCTAGACATATCAAAGTTGCATAACGTGAAGAATGCGGCAGACGGCGGGGTCAAGGCTGGCTGTCCAGCTTGCGCTGCGCTTGGGCAAGACAACCGCAAGGAGCACCTATACATATACAAAGATGGCAGGTTCGGGTGTGCCAAGTATCGCGGGGATCGGGCGCATCGAGCCATGATAGCCAAGCTGGTTGGAGATGGGGTCGTTGCCAAGCCAAGGTCATATATCGCCATTAAGCCGTTTTCGTGTCCTAAAAGGGACAAGAAAGCGGATTCTGGGACAATTGGGACACCTTTTTATAACCTACGCGCACTGCTTGAAAAGTTTATAGTATCTAATAAAGATACGTTATGTAATACACCCGTGGGTGAAATAGGGTTGCAAAAACCTGTCCCAGCTGTCCCAGAAATTGACAAGTCGTTGACAGATAACGAGGAGAGGGAAATCGAGCTAGTCCCAGCCGAAATAGTGGCCAAAATAAAGGAGGATTGCGAGGTTGGCGGGTGGGTTGAGGCTGTTGAAAGGCTGTTTGATGGAAGCATAGTAGGCGCAGTTTGGGATTGCGAAGTTTATGGGGATATGGAGACGGAAGCCAAATGAGGATGGGTGGGTACAATTTTGTGGCTGGAGACACGCAGGCTGACTACGCCAAACATTCCCAGGCTACATTTAAGTCAATTTTGTGGTGGACTAGATGCAAGGGTATTGAAGACGGATGGCCGAAAGAAATGCTCAAGAAGAGATTGATTAGGATTGCTGGAGTATTGCAAAGCCAAAGCGAGCCAGAAAATTGTATTAGTGAATCGCAAATGCAAAGGCTTCTATATTTTTGATTTTGTTGCGGTGTGGTACAATCGTGGAATGAACAACTCAAAGCCAGGTCTATACGCTAACATTAACGCCCGCCGCAAGGCTGGCACTAGCCGTCCTAAATCCAAAAGCACCATCAGCCCCAAGGTGTGGCGCATGATGAAAGCCAAGAAGGGCGGGTTTGAATCACGATAGAGAGCAGTTGAAGGTAGCGCACAAGTTTATTGCCCTGCTTCAACGTGAGAATGCACAGTTGCATGGCGTGCTACGCTTGCTAGGCCAGTTAGTAGATGATATGAATGCGAACTGCTCCTATGAAGTATTCGAAGTGCAATGGAATAGCCTTACAGAGCAGGTCAAGAGGCTGTCGGGCTTTTTTGAGAGCCACCAGAAGGCACTACAATCGCTTCACGATGCTTGCCCTGCCGTTTGGGACCAAGATGAGGTAGATGACCTTGAATCCTAGAGAACTGCCTTGCAATAGCCCTAGGCGTACACCTGGAGGACCAAAGAAGTTTGTGGTGCGTGCTTGTAGTGGGGGTGAAAGTAAGACTATCCGCTACGGCGACCCCAAGATGAGTATCAAGAAGAGCAATCCAGACCGCAGGCGTAGCTTCAGAGCTAGGCACGGGTGTGACAGCAACCCTCCAAGCAAGCTAACCCCACGTTTCTGGAGCTGCCGAAATTGGTAGTTACATGAAAAGCAAAAAGGCTTTAAAATCGATTCCTTGCCCCACAGCGGCCTCGCCACGGGGTCGGGATAGGCAAAATGGTAAAAGATGCGGAACTAAAACAAAACCCCAAGAATCGAGTTTAAACGTCAAGTTCATGGTTGAGCCGCTAGACAACCGAGCCTGCTGTTGCCGTATCGGACGCTAGACTGCCGTTTGTAGCACCCTTATAGGGCTATTCTACACAACCCTTATAGGGCTAACGCTCCCGCGAAAGGCTACGCTACCGTTTGATAGCTGGCCTACCGTTTTCAGCCCGCCACTTCTGCCAACGCTCCCGCTGTGCCTGGGCTACCGTTTGGTAATGCTCCCGCGATAACTTGCGTGCTTTGCAAGATCCTTTGACGCTCCCGCCCCTTTTACCTAGGCGCGAAAGATACGCCTTTATAATTTCTTCTTCTGTCATGTTTTTATTTGCTCCTTATAGGCCAAGCTGCCGTTTGTAAAGACGGAATGCCTGGACTACCGTTTATAGGCAAGCGCGAAAAGCCGTAGGGGTTTGAACCCTTGGCGGGGTTGCTTTAGTCTTGTTGCCTATACAACAAGTTCAATGCTTCTGGATCGTTCTGGTATGCAATCTCAAGTTCGATCTGTTGGAGTTGAGCTACTGCAATTGCTAGTTCGTTATTGTCGTTCATTTGATTCTGTCTCCTCTATCAATTAATTTTAATATTTCCTCTACAGTCACTTCGTGGCCGTAGTTGTAGCCCTCTTGAAAGATGTCACGAATTCCATCGCCATCATATACATCTTTATTTACGTATTTTTTCACGCGAGTTAGATCTTCTTTTAGAATATCAACCAGCTTTTCAATAGTAATCATATATCCTCTTTCTTTCTTATTCATTCGCGCAATCAATAAAGACTGCGCTGCCGTTTGTAGGCCATCCCAAGCGGGTTTGACCTCTCCTCCCATCCATTACGATGGGAGACGAGGGAAAACTATTTCCGTTTATTCTTAGGCCAGACCATCCAGACGAATCCCAACAGGAGACTTCCGTGGAGTAGCCCTAGCGCGTAAACTTGTGGGCAGTTCATCGCCACTTATCCTTCACAATGATTGCTCCATCTAATCCTTCCAACCTAATCCATCGCACTGCGCCATCGTATGATGAGAAGCGCGCCTGGTATCTTCCAGTACAATCTATGACTATGAAACATTGATTCATATACTTTCCTCCCGTATATTTATATTAATACCCAAACTTTCAAATATAGTTTCGTATGCCTCTTGCCTGCATGTCGCCTCAAATTGCAGGCAAGGCATGCCGCTGCCGTATTGGTCCTTATTGTCGAAAACTTCCACTAGGTAGGTTTTCAACTTTTCTCCTTTCCCATGATGTAATCATGAGCAGCTTGCGCTTTTGCAGCAGCGTAGAATATCATTTTTGGATCATTTTTTAGAACGCGTGACCAATTTTGACAACAGGCCACAGCGTTTTCCTCAACTTCCTCACGATTGATGCCCGATGACTGACATAGGAACTGCGCGCCAATTTCTGCCACTAGCTCCTCCTTGGCATACTTTTCGCTGCCAAAGTTTCCGCCAAGATCGCGTTCTAGTCGCGACTCATGGCCTGTTGCATGCGTCAACTCATGAAACATAGTGTCATAATATGCGCTTGCGCTTGTCCAGTGTGCCGTTTTTGGCGGCATGTTTACAATATCCTGGCTAGGGATATAGCAAGCGCGCGAGCCATCGACTATCCTTGGCGCGCGCGGCATGCGTTTGATTATCTCATCAGCTTCCACAATTTGAGCGACTGGTGCGGCGGCTGCTTCACGCTCAGGCATGCCATCACACTGAGAAGCATTGAACACTGTATAGTGTTTCATGAAGCGAAAAGTTTTCGCCTTCTCGCCTGCTGTGCTTTCTCCTCCTTCACTCTCTCCACTCTTTTTGATTGTGGAATAGAATATGACTGGCCAGCCCTTCTCACCCTTCTTAACTTGCGCGCCAAGCGCGGCGGCTTGCTTGTAAGTTAAAAAGCGCGGATCTGGGTAGTGACTCGCCAAGTTTAACACCAGCGCATTCACTCCTCTATATTCTGATCCGCTAATTGCATTATGTGCGGCAACACTGCGCCAAGGTTTGCGCCATGGGATTTCTCCCTTGCCTAGTGCTTCCACTATCTTTTCAACTATCCTGTTTGTGTCCTCTGTTTTCATTGTGTGTGTGTTCTCCTTTTTCTTTTATGCCTTGGGAGTTCCTAGCGGATTCTCCCTCGACAAGTAGCAATCTAATACAAGCGGTTAGACTCATCAATACTTTCTTTTCGTCAAAACTATGTTAGAAGTTTTCCTAATGGATGAACCAGGCGCAGCTCCAGGCGCGATAGAAAAGGCCAAGAACGGGCGCGAGATATTTTCAGATAAGATTGCGGACGAGATAGTGGCAGCTTGTGGAAGTGGATTCACGCTCGAAAAGGCGGGCGCACTTGTGGGCGTTAATCCTTCCACGATTCGTACCTGGGCGCAACGTAAACCCGATTTCAACAAACGAGTGGAGACGGCTCGCAAAAAGCACGAACTGTCTCTACTGCGTGACATCCAACTTGCGGGCGAGAAGTCATGGCAGGCCAAGGCTTGGATTCTTGAGCGTGGCTACAATTGGGCGCAACCCAGTGCGCGGCTTAATGTTACGCAAGATGTTACGCATGGAATATCGGGCAACCTAGCGCAGCTTCTCGCGGGCATCGCGGGCAGAAAGAAGACGCAAGTCATTGACGCTAAAGCAGTTGAGGTCAAACCTGTCCTACCAATTCGAGACAATAGCTATTATGCGACAGATGGCACGCAAACTATTATCACTACAACGCCAGAAAAATTTGGAAAGACTAGGCATATAGCAATGAGAAGACGCAAGCCAAGGAAGGAAAGCTTGGCCAAGTATACCACCACGCCCCCTGCCACTCCCCCAGCCCCCATTTAATACGCATATACCCCCCCAAATTATTGTGGCTGAAAACAAAAAGAGGTCTTA